CAAATAAGTATCTATTTCAAGAAATTCATTAGTAGCATCTACATATGCCTTTGAAATTACTTTACTCCACTTATCAAAAACATCCTTAGAGTGCATTGAAAGCTCCATTATAGCATTTTCACAGTTTACTTTAGTACCTTCCTGTATATCAAGAGAACCTCGACACCAGTTGGGCATTTCAAGTATTGTTTCAATTGCCAAAGGTGCTTCCCACACTCTTCGTTGTTCATCAAAGCGGAAATTTCTTTTCAAGTATTGCACATCTTCAATGCTACGCCATTTAGGTACTTCACCCGCAGTTCCTTTAAGTTCATCAGTATACGTGAATCCAAATTCAGCAAATGCTTCAGTTATTGTAGCCATATTAAACCACTCACTAACAGCATCTGAAAAATTTATCACATTATCATCACCGTATGAAACCAAGCTCACATGACGATCAAAATCTTTCATGGACATTCCAGTATTGAAACGCCCACTCAATCTTTCAAAACACATGCGCAATCCCATAGAATTGATAAAACAATTCAAAGGAGTTGTAGCCGGGTTTCCAGAGGGCTGACTATGAGTCCACTGATACACCGAATCACCACAAATGTGAATGGAATTAATTACATCGTCCATCAACACTTCCCGGATCAAATCATTGCCATCATCATAAAATTCATTTGCCATTTTAGCAAAATACTTCATGATACAGACATTCAATGATCCATCAAATGTTGAGAAGTCACCTGCAATCACTTTCTTTCCTTTCAACTGCAACTTTCGTACCGTTTTTGCCCAATCCTGTGAGTATACATTAGTTCCAATACTAACCTCATTTTGAATTCTATTCTCCATGAGATGAGCTATGAAACCAAGAAAATACATACGAAAGACTATCGAAAAATCCATTGGTCCGTTTGAAAACACCCTTGTTTTGAGTGCCTCAACTTTCTCAATAGGTCTTCTCTCATCCTTCAATGTATCCACCCACAAGACTGGTAACCGAATTCCTTTACTTGCTAACTGAACGCTTATCACAAAAAGATTTAATCTCTTCATTAATCACATATTCATCAGCACCAAACCAACACT